CCGTGTGCTTCGTCGGGCCAGGGGTCGGAGGCCCCCCGATGCCGATATTCATCGCTTGAATGGGCGAGGACTGCTTCATTCGTTGGAATGATAGTAGTGCATCATTTTCGTGGATGGGCGAGCACAAATGCATTCATTTGGTGAATGGTTGGGGGTTGGGGTTGGCTGGTGCTGTTGATGGGCGCGATTGCCTAGCCCGATATGGTTGGCGGGGCTGTGGTTGGTGTTTGTTATTCCATTCAGTAATAAGGGGCGCACATAGCGGGGGGCTGTTTACTGATTGGCCTGTACCTATAGGGATATCCTATATATAGTCCAACTGTACTCACTCATATAGGAACTAAATCAATGCTTACTTTTATCGTTACTTTCACTCTTATTGGTGCTGTCGCTGGTGCCGCCTGTGGTGCGCTTGCATACGAGCCTGTCTACCGGGGCAGTAAAGGGCTGAGTTATGTGGACACCCGCGAACGCCGCATTCAATCCGTCATATGGGGCGGTATTGGCGCGCTTTGTTCTTTATCACTTGCACTGTTAGTGCTCAGCGTTGCCGTGAATACGGGGGTGTCGCTATGAGCACTCAAACAGTCCGCAATCTAAAGCCCGGCGATTATTTCCAGCTAGTCGGCAAGAACGGCCTGCAAAAAGCCGTATACGTGCGCGGCGACTATGACCGGGCTTCTAAGCGCTTCTCTATATACAAATTTGAAAACATTAACGCCGAGCGATTCATTAAGGGCTCGGCGGTTGTTTCTACAGACATCGACTTTTAAGGGGTAACCTATGAACCGACATCAACTACAACCAATTGTCACAGCGGCACGCGACAACGCCGACGATCCCGCTTTAGTATCGGCGGCCATCTGGGAAGCGTTAAAGGATGACAGCGTTAAACCCGGCTGGCGTCTTAACATGATGAAACTGGCGTTATTCTGCGACCTACTCGCTAAGGGTGACGCTCAACCTTCATTTACTGTATTTGCCGAGGGTAATAGTAAATTACCGTTTTTGAGCTTCTCAGCTATGCCCGGCTTCGGTTTCTGTCCCGGCTCCGGCGATTGTCGCGACTGGTGCTACTCATTCAGCGCATGGCGCTACCCGGCGGCGTTCTGTCGACAGGTACAAAATACCGTTTTACTGAGCACCGATGCGGGACGCTTCGCGATTGCGGATGAATTACGCGCGCAATTACGGCGGCCAAAATATCGCGACCTCGAGCGCGTCGATTTTCGGCTTTATGTCGACGGCGATTTCCGGGACGTGCTCGACGTACATTTCTGGATGGCACAAATCAAATCACTGCCACAGCTCGCCGCGTACGGTTATTCGAAAAGCTTTACCGAATTACTAGGCTATGACGTCGCCTTAAGTACTCGCGAGGGTTTAACGTTCGCCGCTAATAGTTGGCCGCGTAATTACGTTTTAAACGTATCTAGCGGACACCGTCACAGCCCCGAGGTCGTCGAGGCCGTCGAGCGGTTACCGATCACACGGGGTCGGTTTATTGCTGTTGCTATGCCTACAAAGGCGCGTCACAGCGACCACAGCGACCGAGAGCACCAGAACGCTCTACGTACAGCGTACGGCGCAAAGGCCTTCACATGTCCCGGCGAGTGCGGCACTTGTACGCCGACCGGCCATGCATGCGGCTCGGAGCGATTCCACGGCGTCGATATCATTATTGCCGCGCACTAAAACTACAGTGAGACACTAGCAACTATGTTCTTATATAAAGGAAATTACTTTCCAACGATGGCCGCGCTCATGGGCGCGATCCGTTACGACATCCATCAAGACAACCTATTAAGGGGTATTCGATGAGCATCTATAAAGACCAATTGATTCAAGCCCACAACCTAGACGTTGACCCGAGCGAAATACCTTTAAGACCTCGCCCGTCATTTATAGGGCGTTTGATGTTTATTCTTTTATTAAGGGGTATTCGATGAAAACCATCAACGAATTGCACCACATTTGCGCAGACGCGCACTTAGAAGTCTCCAAGGCCTGCAATTGGGCCGAATATCTAGACAATGGTAAGCCCGTGCACCCCACGTACTTCTCAAACCTTCGGGATAACATAGAGCGGCTCGAGCTTCTTGTGCGCATGCTTAATATCGGTTTAGTGAGCCACGCCATACGTGAGCCACACCCGGACGCGTAAACCCCACGACGAAACGCGACCCGCTACGGCGGGTTTTTGCGTCTCCGGGCATTGGTAGCCCGTGAATGATTAGTGACCGAGGGGTATTCACAATGAATCAAATCACCATGAGGGCGCACCAGCGCATAGCAGAGACCGCGTGCGCGATTGTAGAGCACCTACATACCGGCGGGATAAAGCCCACGTTTTTATTGAGAATGGCCGACGATGAAGGGGCCGCGCAAGAGCGGTCGTTCATAGTCGCCGAGCTGGCGGAGTTCATAGAGCGCGCCTACTTTTACGCCGAGGCGCTCGGATATGATGACGCCTTTGATTGGGAATTCGTACCGGCTGTTTTGGACTATATGCAAGACTGGCGATTCTTCCACGAAGAACCCGCGCGAGCTGTGGGCGTTGCAGTCTATGAGCGGTGGCAGACTGAGCAAAACTATCGAAAAGAGATCGCTTTCGATTACTAAGCGCTTAAACGCTCACAAAAATTTTTACCTAGTGCGTTACTGCTCAGAAAAATTTTTACCTAGTGCGTTACTGCTCAGAAAAATTTTTACCTAGTGCGTTAATGTTCAGAAAAATTTTTACCTGGTGCGTTAACGCTCAGAAAAATTTTGACCTGGTGCGTTAATGTTCAGAAAAATTTTTACCTGGTGCGTTAACGCTCAGAAAAATTTTGACCTGGTGCGCCCTGGTGCGCGCCCTGGTGCGTTTATTTCTTAGACTGTTTTGGCATTAAAACAGCGTGAAAAATGAACGTGGGCGCGTCCTGGTCCGTGCTCGCCTGATAGCCAGGGGGTCACCTGGTGCGCGCCCTGGTGCGCGTATGCGTGCGCCCTGGTGCCCTTGTAGGCATCGGGTCGCATCACCTGGTGCGCCCTGGTGCGGTTTTTGTCCTCGGTTTCCATCGATCGGAAAAATCGATCAAAAATCAAAAAAAATGAGGAAAAAGCGATCATCAGAAAAAAATCTGAGCTCGTTACGCACCCTACTACACGGAACACATCTACACGAAAAGTGTCTACACAAAAATTGTCCACACTAAATCTTGAGCTTCTTTTTTATCTTCTCAATCATCATCTCGACGTCGACGCCTTTCTTCAGCAGATTTGCTGTTGTGACATTTGTGACACAACGATTGAAGGTTAGAGCTATCCAATCGTAAGCTGTCATCATCTTTTCTCTCAACAATGTGGTCCACGACATCAGCAGGGCGAAGCAAACCTCGACTGAGACAATCAACGCAGAGAGGGTTACGACTAATATAAGAACGACGGAGACTCCTCCAATCTTTACTGCTGTACCAATTATCTCGCTTGCGGTCTTCATCTGTAAAATTTCTCCTCCTGGCACGATGACCCAGGAACGCACGAGCCTCTCGCACATGCCTCACGCACATGCCTCGGGCGGCTTTCTCTGGGACTAATTCTGGACACCCAGGATAGCGGCAGGGTGTAGGTGCCGCACTAGGCACGGTTGATTAAGTACTGTTCTAGATAGTGGCTAAACCACCTGATCTTAGACGCGTCCTGAGTAGGATCTGGGTGCTTGTGCATGATCCTCCAGTTGTACTTGGCAATGGTGCCCCGCATGTATCCGATGAATTCCTCATGCGTTAGCTGTGCTTTGATGGCGTCTATACACTCCACACCGTTGTCGTGGGCGTAGTGCTTAGGGCGCTCAACTGCGTCAAACGTAGTTGTGTCCTTGCCTGTCATTGTTTGCCTGCTGGCAGAATCCCACTCAGTGGTGGTTGCGTTATCTATGCTGTTTCTTGTTTTGCTGTACATGTTTACTCCTCACACATGCACCAACATAAAGACTGCGGTTCTATGGCAGTTCTTCATACTGGCAACGCTGGTGTCATTACTTGTTTAAAGGGAGGTTGATCTCGTCATTCGGGTGCCATAGACGGATGTTTTGGTTGACCCAATCGTAGTCGTGGCAGCGCAGGATGCGAGCCAGTCGGGCCTGGCATATGGCAGCAGACTCAGCAACATCTGGGTTTTTGTAGAAGCTGCGGTATGTCTCGAGCACCTCGAACCACAGACGCTCCAGGTATACGTCGTCGTCTTCGTTCTCATCGAGGGGTGGCAGGATAGCGGCGGCTTTCTTTTTACCAATACCAGGGCAACCCTTGTAGCCATCGGTAGAGTCACCCATCAGCGTTTGATACATCCAGTTGTAATTAGCCTGGTTGATGCTGGTGTTGTGGTGTTCGTTGTGATGGAAGTCGTACAGTCGACCTGGGACGGTCTTCATGTCCTTATCACTACTGACCATCACACTATTGCTTGGGTTCCTGGTGTGCAGGATACCGAGCACATCGTCGCCCTCGAGGTGATTGATCTCGATGTTGGAGTAAATGGTCTTGAGTTCACGCACCAGCTCCCAGTACATCCTCGGCTTAGGCTTTGGATTCCTGTTCTGTTTGTACGTGCTGTCGACCTTTTTGCGGAAGTTGCTACGGTCAGACGGTGAGAATACAAGTAGTACCTCACTGTCCTCAAACATCTCGTTGAGCTCCCTGATTTCATCGACCGCTACACCTACGAGATTCTCAAGTGTGACGTCTCGTCGTGGTGTTTGATCGAAGGGGTCTAACTGCTCGGCTATGGTTGCTGTCTGATACGCAATGATGTCGGCGTCAATCAAGACGTGGAATGGCTGAGTCATCGCT